GCCTTGTTTGGTACACTCTCCGCACTTACCAGGACAAATGAACACTTTCTCTTTAAATTGTCCTCTTATCTCATGCGCTTGTGTTTTATCCATTGCGCCTTCTCTCCATGCTTTTAGAGTGCTTTTCTGCACCGGTACCGCTATGAATTCGCCTCGAAAAAATGACAATTGCCCCACCTCGGCCGCTGTTGGTGTGTTTTGGTACACACTCCCGGCGCTACCGTTTAGAGTGTAATTTGATGGGAATTCGTAGCCGGTTTTACTTAGTTCATTAAACAAATGAAGGCTTTTAGAATACCCATAGACCTCCAACTTTGGCCGGGCTTTGATTGCATCTAGCCAGAATTTTAAGATCTCCAGGCTTGTAAAATCGCCGTCTACATAAAGCCGTAACGTCACGCGCTCCATTCTTTTAAAATTAGGTTTGGCAAGCTGCCGGTCTAAATGCTGTAATATTACCGCTCTTCCGAAGTGACCGCTCTCCAGGATCGTGTTCTGGAACTGTCTTGCGAATGCGCTTGGATATCTCCATGATTTAGGAGAGTAACAAAAGCCCGTACCACCTAACCAGCAGACACCAGCGCCGGGACAATTAACACCGGGCAAGGTACTCCATGAAAGAAAAGGTAATTTACTATTACCAATTGCCCATGGTTTAAACGGTGTAAAATCTGATTCAATCGGCGCATTGATCCACCTTTTTAACTTATCGGCTGCAATGTACCAACCTAGTTTATTTAGTTTGCTAGACTGTTTTAATAGCTTATTTAGGCCGTTGTTGATCGCTTTGGAAGTGTAGCCGTTTACCTTCATTGAATTGATTAATGAAACCAGGAATGACCTATTGATTGTTAACATAGTTTACCCCACTATTTGTTTAACTAAATTTAACTAAATGTTGCATTTAATCAAAGTACTTTGGCAACACTTTAATAAATATCATTCCAGTGTTAAACCGAATTCAAAAGAGAACTAGACGGAACCGGCCGGCCTTGTTTAGTTTGTCCCAGTTTATCCCAGGCTCCGGTCCTCTCGTCGGTGGCACGATGGATGGTTTAACCTTTTCAAGACAATCTCACCGGACACACCAAGGCAGCCGGTCCCGGCTCCCACTTACCATCTCATAAATTTTTTTTACCCATTTTTGGCAACACTTATAATGTGTAACTTTATGTCGCTTTTATGGAAGAATCTCAATGGCATACAATCACGGATGCGGATGCCGAGCGACTCCTCGATGCTTCTGATCAAGCAGACGAGTACCTAGAAAAGATGGTGGTTTTCCGATCCGGGCTGATCTCACCACCGCTCCGCTGGCTCCAGTTATCCGCACACCAGTTTTACGACTTGCTCAGTCCGCGAGAACTGCAAGTTTTCCAACTCCGCTGCCTAGACCACACCTTTCCAGAGATAGCAGAAGTCGTAGGCGTAACAGATAGTTCGTGCAAGGAATACTGGCGGCGAACTCTAATCAAGATTCGCAATGTAATCGATTCAGGTACTAGTGATGAGTAAAAAAAACGATGCAATCGACCCGGAACAAGTCAAGATGCTCGCATCATTCGGCTGTACCTACACTGAAATAGGCAAATATTTCGAGTGTGACGAATCCACCATCCGCAAGCGTTTCAAAGCGAAGGTGGAAGCTGGCAAAGAAGAGATGAAGTTCAGTTTGCGCAGAGCAATGTGGACCAGCGCCATGGAGAACAATTCCATCGCAATGCAGATCTTCATGGCCAAGAACTACTTAGGTATGTCTGATAAGACAGCGATCGACATGACAGGAAATCTTGAAACAGTGTTAAAAGAATGCGGTTTCGAGGAGAACCCGGTTGATAACAAAAATAGTGAACAAGCAGAAGCTCTGGAGGCACTTGGGATACAGCCCGACTCCACAGCAACTGGCATATCATAATTCCAAAGCCCGATTTAGAGTAGTTCTCATGGGAAGACGTTCAGGCAAGTCCTGGTCGGCTGCTCACGAGGTACTGCCTTGGCTCCTAACTCCCAACACGCGTGGTTGGATAGTGGGTCCCAACTACAACTTAGCGAATAAGATTGCCAGAGAGGTGAAGCGGGTAGTGATGACTCAACTCAAGTTGCCCATCGCATCCAAGAAGGAAGTATCCGGTGATTTGTATTACATGAAAATGGCCGGACTCAATAGTGAGTTATCTGTGAAGAGTGCGGAGAACCAGGATTCACTTATTGGAGAAGGCGTAGATTATTTAATCATTGATGAAGCAGCACTTATCCCACGAAACACTTTCGAGATGTATCTCCGACCCACACTTGCAGACAGGCAAGGCTGGGCATTATTCACCAGTACACCTCGTGGTTTCAACTACTTGCACAAGCTTTATGAGTTTGGACAAAGCCCAGAATTCCCGGATTGGGAGTCCTGGAAGTTTCCAAGCACTTTATCCCCGTATTTCAAAGATGATGTTAAAGAACTAGAGAGGACACTGACCCGTGAGACATTTTTACAAGAGATCATGTGTGAATTCCAGAGCTATAGCGGAAAAGTTTATCCGATGGACCGGTTCACACAAGTTACCGACACAGTTAAGTACGACCCATCCAAGCCGGTATATTGTGGATTGGACTTCGGATATCGCCACTCCGCAGCAGTGGTCATCCAGCTCCACAACGAGCGCAAGGGCTTTGCCGACATACACCAGATAGACGAATTGAGTTTAAAGAATGTCAAAACAGAAGATTTCGCCAAGAAGTTAAAGGCAATGCCGTACACATTCACCGGCATATGGGGCGACCCGGCGGGGAGTGGCACTAATCTTCAGAGTGGAATTTCGGATATAGCCGTGTTTCGCCAGCATGGTTTAAAAGTCAATATCAGAAGAGATGCCATCACCAGGAACGTGGTATCCGGTGTATCGCATGTACGAAGATGGTTTGAAGATGCAGCCGGAGACACGCATTTCTACATTAGTGATAAGTGTAAGGAAAGCATTCAGGCATACGAGAATTACCACTACCCGGAGCATCGCGAGAACAGCGCACTCAGGCATGAACCGCAGAAGGATGGCAAGTTTGATCACCATTGTGATGCGTTAAGATTTCTACTCACAAACCTATTCCCGATGCGCTCCCGCAGTGCGGGTGTCATCGATTGGCTATAAATATGATATGCTAACGATTCCAGATTTAAGTCAGGGCGCGGTACAGACCGCACTGAAAAAGAAATTAAGATATATAGAAGATTCGCGTGTCAGAGAACGTGATTATTTGATGGATTGGTATGAAGGTATCAATCTGGAGAATTATGTTTCGAACTACTTTGGAGCCGAAACTCTGAGGCAAGCAGTGATCCCGCAGAACAATCTCACCCGACGTGTATGTTCTCTTCGCTCAATGACCTACAAGAGGCCACCCAGGATGCGCTCCAGTGAGTCATATATTTCTCTGATTGACAAACATAGTTTGAATGCCCAGCGCCGTATGCTGGAGCGTTTAACATTTTTACTTGGCAATATGGCATTCCGCAGTGTGTGGAATGAAATGACAGGCAAGATCGAATATGAGATCTTGAGTCACTTTGAGCCATTATTTTTAGCTGGTAATTCCAGAGATAAGCCGGTGGGAGTATGCTATCCCATCGAGTATCAAGGAAATGCCAGAATGGCTGCACCGCTCCATGCGGTATGGACCCATGACAGCCATTATCTCTTAGATGAGCATGGGAACAAGATATCGGTGAATGAAGGCGATGTGAATCCATATGGCATCCTTCCAGTTACATTCTCTCACCGCTACCCACCGATCAGAGATTATAGTGTTGGTAATGCAATGGATGTAGCTCAGACCGATTTAGCCGTGAATGTGGCACTCCTTGAGTTGGAAATCGCCATTAGGTACGGTGCAATGGGAATCAAGTACATCAGTGGAGTGGATGATGCATCACGGATTTCTGTAGGAACGGATAAGATACTTTATTTGCCTGAAGGAGCAAATTTCGGTGTAACCAATGCCGGTGGTTCACTTTCACAGATTATTGATGCAACTCGTTTCTTAGTTGAATCCACACTGAATAACAACCATATCCGTGCCAAGTATGCTAGAGATGATTCGGGAAATGCACCCAGTGCTGCAAGTCTTTCTATAATCGAAATGGAAAACATGGATGAACGCAGTGCCATGACAGAAGACACATGGCGGCCATGGGAGCATCGCAGATACGAAGTGGATAAAGCAATCTTACAAGTAGAAGCCAATGTCAATATAGGTGATGACTATAGTGTTGATTTCCTTGAGCCGAATTATGCACTCACTCCAGAGAGTGAGATTATGCTCTGGTCATGGCGCTTTGATCGTGGCCTTGCATCACCAGAAGATTGGTTTGATTACCATAACCCGGATGCCAGTGATGATGATAAGAAGCAATTCGAAGCGATGCAGTCGGTACAAAAAGAAGAGAAAGCACCGCAGAACAGATTACTAAATATCTTAACTAATGACAATAGACCAAGCAGTTGAAGCCTATGAACTGCAAATTGAACAAGTCACAGAACAATTTGTTCAGGATATCCAGGAGTTAGAAGATGACGGCCTCTCAACAGAAGAGATACTGGCTCTTGTCGCTGCAATTGACTTTGCGACCTATTTTATTGAAGAGTTGGGCTTCATTGCCGGACATAACGCCTATCTGGCTGCAACGGAAGACATTCTTGGCAATTTGCGGTTTTTTGGGGTTACATCAGAGCAACAGCTCCTGGCTCTCCAGAATATCCAAAGATTCAACATTGAGAGTCTGAGTAGGCATGTAGCTGCGAATATGCAAGCAAGTATGGCACAGAGTATTTCTAGTGGACTGAATAGGACAGAAATGTCTGCATTGATCAAGTCCAACATCAAATCCACTATTCCACGGATCGACAATGTAATCGGCACACAGCTCTCCAATTATGAGCGCAGTATTATTATGCAGATGTCTGCTGATCTGCCTGAGAATCAGTTATATGATTATATAGGTCCACGGGACAACAAGAATCGTCCTGTATGTAGGCAGTTTTTAGATTCATCTCCATTGACCAAGGCAGAGATCCGATCCATTAAGTCTGATGCAATGGAAACCGGTGGTGGGATTAATTGCAGACACAAGTTTATGCCCATCGATGTTTAATTTTTTAAATATGCTCAAGTTTTCAAAGTCTGATATAGGCGCAATGGCTGACAGGACTTTAAGCAGACACAAGAAGCAGATACAATCTGGTTATGATGCCAATGGTAAATCTTTTGATGAATACGCCGATCACTATGCTGCTCGTAAGAAAAATATGTATTATGCAAAACGTGGTCAAATATCTGCTCAGACTGACCCGGTCAATCTCACTTTAACTGGCAAGATGCTAAAAGCATTTCAAGTGCTGAAAACTGACTATAAGACCAAAGAATTGAAGTTTCGTTATGGTACTAAGGCAAATAAGCAAGGTATCAAACTAAATCAGCATAATGATGGTGTTGGCAATCTGCCAATAAGAAAGATCGCCGAAGACCAGGCGCTCGGTAAGGATGTGGAGAATGGTATTGTGCAAGACTTCGCCAACCAGATTGGTAAAAACTTACAGCGTATGACA